AACTGGCTAGCAAACAAATCTTACACCACAATATCCCCACCCAATTCAGGTTCCAAGGGAGACAGATGGTATGCAGATAAGAAAGCAGCAGACTACCTGTTCTTTCAGCAACTAAACGGAAACTATGTGTTTGCTCCAGCATCATATTTTAAAGCACAATCTACTGTGGCAAAGTATCGGCAAGTTCCAGCAGACAAACAAAACGATGCTCTAATGTTTGATAATATTGAAGATGTAACACTTGTTTCTTTGAACAATAAACTTCAAGATGTGGCAACAGGTGTTTACGGATCTATTCTAAACACAATAGATATCCATAAAAAGAAAATTGGTGGTGATTACTATCGCTATAGAGAAAAGTTTTTTGAAACTCAGCATACAGATGAGTATCCCTTGGTTTCTCCTAGACTTGATGGATTTAGCGATAATATCCTATCGTACATTAAAGTTTTGCCAAAGAATTCCTATAAGTTTGATGGTATAGAAGATAATGAAGAGCATGAGCGTTACGCATTGCTTCGTCAAAGTCAAATGAATCAGATGAATTGTGTGACCCTAACTATAAAAGTGATGGGCGATTCACGAAGGCGTGTTGGAGACATGATTTATGTGGAATTGCCTTCTCCCGAATCATTAAACGCAACAGGTAAGGGACTCAATAATGACGGCAATGATAAGTATCTTACGGGCAATTATTTGATAACAAAAATTAACCACTCGTTCACACACAACGATTACGAATTGATTATGACTATCAGTAAAGACTCTTATAGAGCAAGCACGCCAGATCAAAAGGTACAAGATAATACCGTTGATCGTACAGTAAGAGAATCCCGAGTGTAAAATGTCAGACACAACAATACACGATCAAATGGGTAAAAATGGCTTCGTGTGGTTCCACGGAGTTGTTGAAGATATAAAAGACCCTCTTAAAATGGGGCGAGTTCGCGTTCGTTGTTTTGAATTTCATAATGCGGATAAAGAACTACTTCCCACAAACGATTTGCCGTGGGCAACCGTATTACAACCCGCAACAAGTGCTGCCGTTAGCGGAAAAGGAACTTCTCCTACAGGATTGCTTGCTGGCTCTTGGGTAATTGGATTCTTCCGTGACGGAGTGAACTGCCAAGATCCTGTGATTCTTGGTTCGTTTGCTGGATTTCCTGATCCTATAGAAGGAACTACAGGAGAGTATTCTGATCCTAAACTAGGATTCAATGATCCTGAAGGCAAATGGCCTAGCAAAAATTACGGTGGAGAACCTGATACAAATCGTTTGGCTCGCAATGAAAAGATTGAGCGAACGATTGTTCAAAAGAAAAGAGATGAAACTTTAGCAGGAATACAGACTGCTTTGCATCCTTGGTTAACTTGGGATGAAAAGCCAACAGAATACGCCGCAGAGTATCCTAAAAATCATGTTATTGAAACGGAATCAGGACATGTGATTGAACTTGATGATACTCCCAACAAAGAAAGAATTGGGATATATCATAAAGCAGGAACATGGATAGAAGTACATCCTGACGGTTCCAAGGTTCAAAAAACAAGAGGCGATGATTACGAGATTGCATTATCCGACAAGAAACTTCTTGTTAAGGGTAACTGCTATATGAACATGGATGGCGCAATCACCACACTTAAAGCAGGCAGAGATTTTTATATTGAAATTGGTGGCGATGTGCATATGTTTGCTCGTGGTAATGTAGTAATGGAAACCGGCAAAAACTTTGAGCATCGTGTTCACGGAACTTATACTGTGGCAAGCGATGGAAACATGGCATTTGTTGCTCCACGAATTGATTTTAATCCTGAAGGAGTTGCTCCTGAACTTGCGTCTTCTCCTATGTTTGCGGGCGGCAAAAATATTCCTCCGCTATTCTCTGATGCCACAGTATTTCCAGGAAGAACACTCAATCCTTTAGATGTGGTTGTAAACGGAATTAACAAAGAAAAATATCTGTCAACAGATTATTTCAAGAAGTTAAATCTGCAAGGTTCTCAACTTCCCACAGGTTTGGATGCATTCAAATCGTATTATGGAGACGCTCTACCAAATACTAATCCCATTCCTTGGGATCAAACTGCAAAGGAAACTTTAACCAAGGGTATTCCTGTAAAGGGAGATCAATGGTGGAAAGATATTCCAGCAGACAAGGCGGTTGCTGCAACTCCTTCAACTTTGCCTCAAGGAACTGTAACAAAAACACAAAACATGCCTTCCGATCTTACTCCAACAACGGAGGAAGTGGCATCTAATAATAGTACTCTACTATCTCAGACATCAGAAAACAACATTCAACAAACCGCAATCTCTCAGAAGGATTCTGTTGTAACAACTCAAGCCGAGGCAAATTACACACAACAAAATCAAGAGTTGGCTCAGATGCAGGCGGCACAAGCAGCACAGGCTGTACCAACTCAAGCCCCACAATTAACCGTAATGCCTGGTGCTATTCAAGAAGCAGGCGGTGGAGGATTCCCGTTACTTCAAGATGAGGTTGGTGGATTCTTGAGTGGTATTGGTGCAGGAGCAAATGAGATTGTTGGAGGTGTTGCAGCATCTCTGCCTGAAGGATTAAACTTAGGCGGTCTTGCAGGAGTTGGTGCTGGAACATTGCTTGGTGGAGCATTGGGTTCTGTTGGATCGGTTGTGGGTGGAGCATTTGCAGGACTCTTAGTTTTCACAAATCCTGCCGCAGCAATTCAAGCCGTAAACATTGGAGCAAATGTTTCAACTGCCACAGTTCCTTCGCCATCATCATACGCTTCAAGCACACCACAAGATATTACAAACTTGAGTGCAACACCGCTGCCTCCTGTTGCTTCAGGCATAGCAGGACAGTCTATAGCAGATACCAATTTGGTTAACATTGGAGCACCAGCCATTCCAACAGAAAGTCTATACGCAGTTCCTGGTGGTAAAGCAACACTCATCTCAGGATATCCAGGCAGGTCTGATGCGAATAGTGCCACCAAGGGCATTCCTGCAATTCCTGTGGTTGCATTTGAAAGTCAGTTCCCGTCCATGAAACAACCTGAAATAACTGAGGTTGACGGTGGAGAGTTCTGATTTATGCGGTTCCGTCCGAGCACTTCGTTTGGTGTTAGTCCATACAGCATATTGTACTCGGTGGCTGCTCAATGCACTCTTGGTGAAGGAAACGAATCTTACGGAAACACAGGCCCTATAGAGTGGAAGGGTTGGTTGGGAAGATACACGCATCTAGGAATGCGTCCTCCCGAGTTCTACTATCCTGAAGGGCCATATACAGTAAACGGATCACCTATAACTCCTGGTGCAGGATGTCGTGCTTTGGGTGTCACAGGATTCACCACATACGGAGCCTCGGGTGGAGCAGGAGGCGAACTAGTAACAGGTTCTCATTCGGGGGGTTATACCGGCTCAGGTTGTCTTATAGTGTTTGGTGGTAAAGACGGAATCAGCAGTACCCCTGCTGTTAATGTCAATACCAACTTGGGTTCTTTCCGAGAACTGCAACAAATTACTAAAGAAAGCAGCCGAATTGCATTTCATGCTTACCCGTCTCCAGGGCCAGCAACTGTTACAACTGTAGGTGTGTTTGCTTCTTCGTATGAGATGGCGTATCTGTGTAACGCCTGTTGTGATATCAAGTATATGGTTGTTGGTGGCGAATTCCCGCCTGATCTAACCCTAGACATGGAAACGGGAATAGCATACGGACTTATTTCTGAGATGGATTTACCTGACAATCCTGGTGACACAAACTCTAAAGACTACTTTATGGAACGATGGAGGTTGCCTCCCGACTTTAAAATCACAGAAAAGAACTACGCTACGGTGGGATCGGCTTCTTCTTTTGTAAACGGAATACCAGCAACCAATATTGCAAGATTTACAATACGAGCATTCAATGCCCGCGATCCCCGAGTTTTTAACGATAAAGAGTTCACCATGACTGTCACCAACAACTGGTCTTCAGATCGTGATAGACTCATCCTAAATATTGATAATCAATTTTTCTTGGACGGCAAGCCCGTCACAAATAAAGAGTATTTGCTAAAAATGAAACAGAGAGGGTACTTCGACTAATGCCAGGAATGAGTACACAAGGCGATATTTGCAGCGGTCACGGGTGCTATCCGCCCCGTCAAGTTATTGCTTGGTCAGGAACAGTATTTGCAAACAGCAAAGGATGTCATCGTCAGTATGACGGTTTGGGGCCTCATACAGACGGTTGCGACGACGATCATCCAACACATATAGCAATTGGCGTAAAGGGATCAAGTCAGGTGTACATTAATAGTCGTCAAGCAATGAGAATAGGAGATCCTGTAGGCTGTGCTTCTGCAATAGCCACAGGCAGCAACAATGTTTATTGTGGTGGAGGCTAAGGAGGTTTATGTCAGACACAACAAACAATTTTGAATTTTGGACTAATATCGGAATTGCAATTGCTACCGCAGTTAGTGGTATATTAATGGGTGTTGCTTTCATTAAGAAAAAGTATGACACAATGAAAGCAAAAATGCAACAAACTAAAGACCACGAAGAAGTTATTGATTTTCGTTCTGTTATAGAACTAAAGCACAATCATATACACGAAATGCTAACTTCTCTTCGTTTGCAGATGCATGCCGACCGAGCACAAATTGGTCAGTTTCATAACGGCGGAAAGTTCTTGGAGGGTTCTCCAATGAAACGATTCAGCGTATCTTACGAATCATGCAAACCTGGTATATCAATGGAGTATCCGTATCTTCAAGGAGTTTTGGCTACCCTGTTCTGGGATATGATTGAAATTCTGAAACAGGATGATCCAAGAATACGATTTACTCGTTCACTACAAGAAGAAACCGCACTACGCACATACAATGAATCTAAAAACATTGAAGCGTTTACTTTGCTTCCAATAAAAAAGCAAGAACTGTATGTCGGGTTTATAAGAATTGAATGGAATGATATAAGCAATTTGCCTGATGATCCTGAGGATGCAAATCGTTTGATGGAGCAGTATCGCTCCTTTATAGAACTTGAAATTCTGAGGAGAGGGTAATGCCTAGCAAGAACTACAATATAGACCTTGATTTAAACTTTCAGCCGAATTACATTGACGGCGATGTGACAGTTAAAATCAACGAAGAAGCAGTAAAGCGTTCTCTACGAAATCTCATTCTTCTTCGTAGATTTGAAAAACCATTTCATCCTGAAATAACCTCGGGTATTCAAGACATGTTGTTTGAGAACCCAAGTCCTGTGACTTATAGTGTTATTCGTAGTCACATAGAAGAATTAATTCGCAAGTACGAACCTAGAGTTAATAATCTAGCCGTTGAGTTTTTTGCCGAGCCAGATAAGAATACAGTTACAGTAAACATCAAGTTCACCGTGGCAAATAGACCACAAATTTTGGAAACTAATATACTCCTAGAGAGGACACGATGAGCAACACCAACCTAAGAATAGACGGTCTAGACTTTGATGCAATAAAGTCAAACCTTAAAGATTATCTTCGCTCGCAAGAGCAATTCAAAGATTTTGACTTTGAAGGCTCGGGCATGAATATCATTCTAGACCTTTTAGCATATAACACTCACTATCAATCCTTTTACGCAAACATGGTAGCCAATGAAGCATTCTTGGATTCATCAGTATTGCGTTCAAGTACCGTATCTCTAGCCAAACAACTAGGATATACTCCAAGATCAGTAAAAGCATCCAAGATATTCTTGAATGTGTCGTTCAATCCTAGTCTGATTATAAACACAGCAAGCGGAGATACTGTGGAAGCCCGAGTGCGAAAAGGAAATGCTTTCATCAACAGAGGCGACATCTTCCGTGCGTCTTTGCCGGGAAACAGATTCTTTAATTTCATCGCTCTAGACGATTATAAGATAGAACTAGTTTCAGGAGTTCCTGTAGCCCGTAATGTTAAGGTTTACGAGGGAACTTTGCGTAATTACACCTTTGTTGTAAATTCGTTTGATCCTACCCAAAAATTTGTATTGCCAAGTAGCAATATTGATGTGGATACTCTTCGTGTTCGTGTACAAAAGTCCACAACAGATACTACAGGCTTAATTGACATTTGGAGCAAGGCTACGGATATTAATGGATTAAACAGCGATTCGCTGGTGTATTTCTTGCAGGAAACTGAAGAAGGAAATTTTGAAATTTATTTTGGTGATGGCGTTGTTGGAAAGGCTTTGGAAAACGGTAATGTAATCAGCCTAGAATACTTGCTAACAAACGGCGAACTAGCAAACAACTGCAAAACTTTTACCTATGTGGCAGGAGTTTTATCTCCCTATACAGCATCAGTAACTTCAATTCTTGATCCTGATGGCAATGGAACCGTTTCTTATGGTGGAACTTTGCCTGAGTCAATAGAGTCTATCAAGTATTACGCTCCACGAAACTATCAGGCGCAAGAACGAGCAGTTACAGTAGAAGACTATAAAACAATTCTTGTAAAAGAATTTAGCGAAGGAATAGATTCTTTCTTTGTGTGGGGAGGAGAAGAAAATGATCCTCCACAGTACGGAAAGGTGTTTATTTCCATCAAGCCAAAGAATGGTTCCAAGATTGGAATCTTAGAAAAATTGGCTATACAGAAGAGTGTATTAGGAAAGCGTAACCTTGTAACCATACAGCCCGAAATTGTAGATCCAGATTACATCTACCTAGAATTGGATACTCTATCAAGTTATGATCCTGCAAAGACTAACCTTAGTCCTGATGGATTGAGTTCTCAGATACAAACCACGGTAGAGGCTTTTGAAACAGCAAATCTTGATAAGTTTGGTAGAAACTTCAAATCATCCAAATTGGTTTCAACGGTTGACAATTCAAACAAGTCAATCACAGGAACAACTTTAACTTTAAGATTGCAGAAGAGAATAGAACCATTCTTGAGCAAGCCATCTCCGTATACAATCAAATTTGGCAATTCGCTTCTTCATCCAATTGATGGATTCACTCCAATCCTATCATCCACCCCATTCGGGTATCAGGACTCAACCAGCACAGCCGTAATAAAGCCTGTGGTTGATGCCTTCCTAGACGATGACGGATACGGAAATGTTAGAATTTATAAAATTGAAGGAACTACCAAAGTGTACATCAATAGTAAAATTGGTAAGATAAATTATACTACTGGCGTGGTCACACTAAATAACTTCAATCCTCAATATATTGAGCCTAGAACTGACTCAGAAATACGACTAACCGTGCGACCACAACGAATGGACATTCAATCTTTAAGAAACCAAATCATTGTTTTGGACTATAGTAAGTCTAATTTTATCGTGGAGCAGGACTCGGTTTCTGTTATTAACGAGCAGTCAGGAACCGCATTCCCTTATTGAAAATGAGATATGACAGACAAAAACTTTAATCCAACTTCGCCATTCATCTCAGGTCAACTGCCTGAGTTTGTACGAATTGACCACCCCACTCTTGTTTCGTTTTTAACTGCATACTACGAGTGGATGGATGCAGACAACACATATCTGCGTTCTCCAAAGAAACTGTCAACCGTACTTGAGATTGATAATACTCTTGAAGAATTCATTTCATATTTCAAGAATGAATATCTGTTTGGTTTCCCCGAGAAGTTGGCTGTTTCGGAAAAGACAAACAAGCCAGTAGATCCTGTAAAGTTGATGAAAAACATCAAAGGATTCTACCGAGCCAAGGGAACAGAAAAAACATACGATTTCTTGTTCCGTATTTTGTTTGATACTTCTGTTGAGTTCTACTACCCCAAAAACGACATTATGAAACTGTCGGACGGCAAGTGGGTGGTTCGTCGTTCAATCAAAACTACCAATAATACAGGCAAGGCTATATTTGATGCGGTTGGCAATACCGTGGTTCAGAAAGATGCTAGCGGCAATATTCTTGCTAGTGCTCGTGTTCTTGATGTAAGCACTTATAGAGTTGGAACAAATGATATTGCTGAACTATTTTTGGGTGGTGTAAACGGTGAATTCCAATCAGGATACGATGGTATTGAGTTTACCGATAAAACCGGTGTGGTTCGTAAAGAAAATAGAATATTCTCGGTTATCGGAAAAGTTACCATCACTTCAGGCGGCTCAGGATATAAGGCAGGCGACCGAGTGGTGTTTACTCCTGCTGCTGGCGATACTGGTGTTCGTGCAGCAGGTAGAGTTGGAGAAGTTGATACTGACGGTAAGATTCGCAAAATCATCATTGATAATTACGGAGTAAACTACAAGACCGCCCCAACCATCACCGTTCAATCGGAAGTGGGAACAGGATTTGTAGGAACCGTAACTGTTAGTGGAATGTCGGAATATCAAGGTTACTATGCAAACAACGATGGTCGTTTAAGTACAAACAAGGTAATTCAAGACAGCCACTACTATCAGAACTTTTCGTATGTAATTCTTAGCGAAGTAACTATTGATCGCTATCGGGATATCTTGAAGCGTCTATTGAATCCCGCAGGTCTAGCATTCTTTGGCAAAGTTCAAATTAAGCGATGTGCAGTTGCTGATCTACAAAACAGCACATCTCTCATGGAATACGAAGTACCAATGATTGGTCACTACGCTCCATACACCTTTATTACAAATGACGATCTATCAAACTGGTTTACCGATCCAAACACAGGATTGCTTGCAGGTTATGATCCAACGCAACATGACGCTATCATAAGAAATGATTTGGATGGAAACGGCGAAATAGATTTTGGTGATATTGCTTTGACAAATTTGGAAGGAATTAGTGCTGAAGAATACTACAAGAGTATTGGAAATCCTGTAAGCGGTTCTAGAGCATTCATCAATCCTCTTGTTCCCCTAAGAACTTCAGGATTCCAAAATGCTGATCCATTCTGGATTGTATATCAGCACCCAAACCGAAAGATTCGCGGTCCTGTTACTGCTCGTATTCCATTTGATTTAAAGAATGAATTCTTGAATAATCTTGGTGGACTTGCAGAGACTCCTTTCGGATTGTCTGCAACCAATGCAGGAACCACAGGATACTGGCTTGAATGGACTGAAGGAACAACATCAAACCGCCTAGATTGGGCAGCAGGATTCACTTCAGGTGAACGATATGTAACTTTGAATTATAATCCGTTGGAAGATTATATTCAAACATACTACGAACCACAACTACCTGCATCACAACTGCGTGCAGCACCAGAACAAGTATCATCATTTACTGTTGGTAAATTCTTGCCACGCATGTACTACGATAATGTTTTCACATATCAAGGTCAAAAGAATCTTGAGTCGTTAAGTATAGCAAACGATACATCAGTTCAGTTAGCACCTAGCGCATACAGCACCGCACAGCAAATTGCAGGAGCGTACAAGGGAAATGTTGTATCAAATGAAACGGTTGTTTACTCTGATACGGGTGAAGTTATTGGAGTTACAGAAGAAGCACCAAACTGGAGAACAAAGGGTCTCAATCCTGCTAGTGTAAGTTTACTAGGATTGCCCGAAACTCCCGCCGATCAAAGTAGTCTTCTAGCAGCAGTACAACCAACACCAAAATCAGTTCAATTTAATCGGTTTACGAGTTACGATTCAGAAACAAGTTCGCATTATGTAACAAACCGAAGTGGTGTAGAAACTGGTTACATGGGAATATACGGATTAACTGCAACCACTCAACCCATGATACAAAAATTTGTTGGTAGTCTTTTAGGAACAATTATCGGTGACTGGAATGGATTTAGTGGTGGACAAGGATATGCTAGAACCGGTAAAGACGCATACACTACAGACTACAGTGAAGTTTTGGCTACAAATCTTGAGAGTTGGGATGGTATTATTGCCGAATCTGAGGGAATTATAAACCCAGATGATCCTGCTTCTAAAGTTAATTTCATCATGCAAAAAGTATTAACTCCCATCTGGAAGGGTGGAGTTAACCCAGACGGAACCACTTTCGGAGGACTTGAAGAGTATTTCCCAAATGCTTTGCTTGGAGCATACGGACATCCATCTCCTCCTCCTAGAAATGTAAAGTATTACACAGATTATCCTGGACTCAGCACCGATGCCCGAAGTTCCAAGGGCGAAACAAAAACAAATCCCACAACAGGTAGGACATACACCTCATATGTTCCATCCGCAACCTGTCCTGATTGTCGTTGGGACGGAAGAGTGTCTATAGATCCAAACGATCCTAATCAAACACGAGGCATGAATTTAATATGGAATAATGATGCCACAACTGTTTGGAATGGGATGACTGGTGTAAACAGAAACTTTGCTCTTAAATTGTGGAAAGAAAAATGGTATCAGTACGCTAAAGCCGCAAAGGTATGGATGCCCTCATTCTATATCTCCACAGCAGATGTTAGTGTAGAAAAGGCACTTCAAAATCTATGCATAAGTGAAATGGTAAAATGGCGCAAGCAAATTTATCAAGAAACTGGTCTTGATGATAAACTAATTGTTCCGTTTATTAGCAACAAAGTATTTACTGTTGCTAGCGGAGACGGTGGATATCCAACATGGTCTTCAACATC